GCATGTCAAATGCCACTTAGATAGGAACATAACATGCTTACACTCAAACATCGAATAGCTAACGCAGAAGGCACATTCAAGAAGATACACAAATCAGCCCTAAACATAGATCAAAGATATCAACGTGAGAAGACCGCCCTAGTTAGCAAGATCGTTAAAGAAGGTTGGTCATGGCCTAGGTGTGGTGCCATCAACGTAAGCCATCGTGAAGATGGTACACTATGGGTATTTGATGGTGGCAATAGGCTACGTGCCGCTAATCAACTCGAACAAGTAACCATGGTTCCATGTATGGTCTATGACAGTGATGGCTTTCAAGAAGAAGCTGGAACCTTCACTGATGTTAACTCAGCGAGGGTTCGAGTATCAGGACACGACCTTCAACGTAGTGCAGTAGCGGCAGGTAGTGAAGCAGCTATCTTTGTTGAGAATTTGCTAAAGTTCGCTGAGGAACGTGGTATGACTCCAGGTAGATGTGAGAAGATACTTCGAGAGAGCCTAGCATCTGAACCTAAAGGCAGGAATATTCTAAGGCGAATTTGGCCCGCTGTTGTAAGTGTCCATGAAGGAATTCCGCTATCGGGTCCAATACTACGTGGATTGTATTGGATTGAGCAGCATATCAAAGGCAATATAAGTCTGCATGATGTCAAGTGGCGGACGAGAATTGCTAAGATTGGCTATGATGAACTCCTAATGGCCACCAGGAAAGGATCATTGATTAAGAACAGTGCTCCTAATTGGGGTAAGGGAATACGTGATCGAATCAATAAAGCCATCCCCGAGCGACTTCAAGTAAAGGTGGATGAATGACCCACCTAATCCTTCATAAGGTTCGGGGTGAACCAGCCTTTGACATTGCTGAGAAACTTCAAATCGGCGATGAAGAAGGCTGGATCATTCCTACATCAGGGCATCGGGCTTATCCATATGCCAACGTTCCTCTTTCAGCACTAGCAAACGGAGGTCTTGATTCGGGCTTCATGGATCTAGCTAAGTGGAAAATTCCTGAAGATTGGCCCGATCACTACACCGTGGACAAAGGCCAAGCACCTTCTCCTTCCTTCAACATCATGTCCATCATCTCGCCAATGATGACTAAGATCAAACGGAGGCTCTGATGAAACTCCCCAAAGGCGTAATCCAAGTTTCCCTCGATGATCCTTCCATCCTTCACAACACCCTCGCTGATATCTTTGGAGAACCTCGTGTCGATCCCAACCCAAGGCGAAACCTACGCAAAGATAATGGAGTATCTCCGAAAACTCCAGGAGGAAACAGCGATGATGGCCCACCTAAACAAGGCAAATGACAATCATAGATTGGCTCTATCATGGTTAGCGGTAAGCGAAAATATCAAGAAAATGCAGCATCAGTTAACCATCTTAGCTCAAGGAAGGCTCCAATGAACAAACTCAGTCGGGATGCATTTCTCTACCTCAACCCAGAACCACACACACCCGACTTCGCCCAATGTTCCTCCTGCCAAGACTGGGTCCGTGAAGACAATCGCTGCATTATCCATGGTCCTCGAGTTCGAACTCCAGGCTCGGCCTCCTGTGGATTTTACATCTTCGGCGATCCTCAACCACCAGGAACTGGCACCGAAGCTGTAGTCTCCGCCGAAGAATCTGGCCTAGTTGACCGTGAAGTACGTTGCGAGAACTGTCAATGGGGCGGGCCTTCGACCTACAAATGTCGACTCTTTATCGGCCTAAACGAACGACTCCCAGACGTATTCGATCTTGATGAACATATAGAACCTAAAGGATGCTGCAATGGGAATCTCCCAGCAGATACTAAAAGCTAGTACCGTTGAAGTAGATGGGTGTTGGCTATGGACACGTGGTAAGAATGGCTTTGGCTACGGATATGTTAGAATTGGCTATCGCACAGTTGGTGCCCATCGAGCAAGCTATGAAGCTTTCATTGGTCCAATCCCAGCAGGCCTTAGGGTTTGTCACAAGTGTGATATCCCTGCCTGTATCAATCCCGACCACCTGTTCTTAGGAACTAGCAGTGACAATCTAAACGACTGGCGATCTAAATTCTATGATAGGACTCAGTATTCCTCAATACGGAGGCGCTAAATGCTCAACTCCCCGGAGAAGCCTAAACCTACAGACGAACAGATAGACATCTGTAATTACATTCGTAAAGAAAGAAACAACCTTCAGATAAATGCCCTCGCCGGTGGTGGCAAAACCTCCACTGTCGAGATGATGATGGGAGAAACTCATGAACCAACTCTTTATCTAGCATTCAACAAAGACGTAGTCAAGGAAGCCAAGGAACGCCTTCCTCAAGGAGTGGAAATCCGAACCTTCAATTCCATGGGTTATGAATGCTGGAAGAAAGCCAACGGTTCAGCAAACGTCAACCTTAAGAAAACCACCGAACTACTTCGTGAGGAACTCAATGGCTACAAAGGCACGGACAGGCAAGAAATCAGTGATTCTTGGTGGGATATATCCGGGGCCGTACACATGGCGAAGCATCTCGGATACATCCCAGAAGGAAAATTCACGAACGCTCGGCGACTTTGTGATCAGCAAACCCTATGCCAAAGGATCGAAAATCGCCTATCCCCGCTTTGCCTCGAAGTCGTCAACAATGTCCTCTTCGCATCAATCAAAGCTGCTTATGCTGGAGCAATTGATCTGGACGATCAAATTTACATGCCCGCTTTGTTCGGAGGTTCATATCCGAGATTTCCCATTGTTTACGTCGACGAAAGACAAGACCTCTCGCCGACTAACGTTGCGTTGCTTGAGAGATGCATACCCAAGACCGACGGTAGGTTGGTTGAAGTGGGAGACAGATGGCAAGCAATTTACGCTTTCCGGGGCGCTCAAACAGACGGAATGAACCACTCCAAGGTCAGATTCAAAATGCACGAGATGCATTTAAGTTTCTCCTTCCGTTGCCCCGAAGCAATCGTCAGGGCTGTTCACTGGCACGTTCCGCATATGAAATGGATCAAACCCGGAGGAACCTACGATGTTCTGTCGTTTCTCGATCCGGCTACCATCCCGGATGGAGCCGCCATCATTTGTAGAAATAATGCTCCACTCTTCCGAGCAGCCTTCGCCTTGCTGTCACGGAAACGGAGTGTGCAAGTTGCAGGAAGTGATATTGGCCCTAAAATCCTTCGTCTCCTTAGCAAAGTGGGGTCCACCGGAGACTCCAGTGAAGATCTTCAACTCAAGATCGACAACTGGCTTAACGACCAACTACAAACCACGAACTCTCCGCAAACCATTCTCGACCAAGCGGAGTGTATGAAAGTCTTCGCATCTTGGGGCAACTCCTTCGACCAAGCTGTCGGCTATGCAAAACACATATTCGGTCAACAAGGCACGATCAAACTCACAACAGGACACAAAGCTAAAGGCGCAGAATGGAATACAGTTTACCATCTCGATAAGCACTTACTCAGCAAGGATGCACAGGACCTCAATCTAAAATACGTAATCACCACTCGAGCTAAGCAGGAGCTATTCGAGATTACCACTAAGGAGCTACAATGGTAACTTCAACCTCTAGACTTGCTTACAGCGATTGCTTCGACCTCATGGATAAAGCAATTGCTGATCCCAAAGGCATCAAGATTAAATTCTCCGCAGGCGAAGATGCATGGCACTTCCGCATCCGTCTTCATACGGCTAGAAAGATCGACCGAAACGACAATCGGGACACTTACGATCAAGGACACGCCATGCACGGTCGATCTGTCTACGATCAACTCACCATGCGAATCCGTAAATCTGGAGACCACGCATGGCTCAGGCTCGAGCGAATCGACACACGTGAGTTCGAGATCGAGTCTTTGACCGAACCCGAAGCTGAACCAGAACTTCTTCTAACTCAAACTGCTATGCTAAAGATCAAAGAACCCGAACGACCTACAGTCCATGAAACCCAACCACTCCGTCGGATGCTTAGGAGGATTTGATGGCCTATACCACCATCCTACCAGCTCTTATCGAGCGCCTAAAGGAAGTAACTAAGAAGAAACATCCCGGTGTAGACATCATGAAGAAACCGCCAAAGCCAAAATCCGATAAGAAACCCAAGAAGAAGAAGATGACGGTGCACTAATGCTAATCGAACTCTGGGAATCTGCCCTTAAGTCCGAAGTCGGTATAGCTATCCAAACAGACAATCGTAACGTACTTCGGAATCATCTGTACAAGGCTCGGGCTGAGGCAAACAGGCCCGAGCTAGACGCTGTCGTAATGATCCTCCCAGAAAGGGAAGACGAGCTATGGCTAGTGAGGAAAGATGCGGACGGTATCGGAACCAATAACGAAGATAACACTAAATCTCTATACTAAAGACGTTGAGTGGTTTAGACAACGCTATCCTCAAGGCTACACCGAAATGATCCGAGAAGTAGTACGGCAACACCGTATCTACAAGGAGACTTACGATGAATACGATTAATCAACTATGGGACAAATGGGTAGGTGATCATAACGACTCCGACGTAGACGAGATCATCGCCTACTATCGAAAGCAACTTGCTATGTATGACTCTGGAGTCAAGCCAAAGAAAGCTGAAGCTGAACAAATTGACATGACTAAAATCCTGGCAAATATCAACGCAGATATTAAAGCCAAATCTGGAAACGCTGAGAAACCAAAACCTAAGCCGGTTAAGTCCGGACTGCGTCGATTATAGGTATGGGTCTCAGATTTTCCAATATTTTGGAGAAATAGAATGGCTAATCTCAGTCTAGTAGAAACAGAAAATCCTCCAGAAATTCCTTCCATCTTCCTTCCCGACTCCAACATCCAGTATGCTTGGGATGCAACTTCAATCGAATACCTCAAGCGTTGTCCTCGCCTTTATCAATACCAAATGATAGAAGGTTGGCAACCCAACGATGAGAATGTTCATCTTCGATTCGGTCAAGAGTTTCACACAGCTATGCATCAATATCAACTTGTTCGTGCCGATGATATCGAACATGAAGAAGCAGTCTTCCATGTAGTTCGTGAGCTAATGTATCGAGTCGAAGACTGGAACCCAGACCACAAATACAAGAACCGATTCTTCCTCTTACGATCCGTGATCCGTTACCTAGATAAATACAAAGACGACACAGCTGAAACTGTAATACAGTCAAACGGAAAGCCAGCAGTTGAATTAAGTTTTCGGTTCGAACTAGACTTCGGACCGAAAGGAACCGACCAACCTTATATTCTCTGCGGCTATCTCGATCGGCTTGTCAACTTCCAAGGCGATATCTTTGTGATGGATCACAAGACTACAACATCAACAGCTACTCCGTACTACTGGAATCAGTTCGAACCTAACACACAAATGACTCTCTATACCTTAGCGGGTAAGATCATCTTCCAGACTAACATCAAGGGAGTCATCATAGATTCCGGCCAACTGATGATGGATGATACTCGGTTCACTCGTGGCATAACCTACCGAACTGAGGATCAACTTAAGGAATGGATAACCGATCTCGAGATGTGGCTGGATAAGGCCGAAGAATACGCTAGCATTGGTTACTGGCCCATGAACGATTCCGCCTGTGACAAATACGGTGGCTGTAAATTCCGTGACATCTGTTCCAAGTCCCCATCAGTTCGCGACCGCTTCCTCAAGGGAGACTTCAAACAGGAGAAGATATGGAACCCACTTCAGCCTCGCTGAAAATCTTCGTAGGAGACTTCGAGGTAGTTCAAGTCTCCGGCATGGCAATCACCCTACACCTAGGCAAACACGTACACGCAACCATATACCTACCCTTTGAACACTCAGTTCAACCCGGCGACACACTTCCTCTATTCACGGAGCTTCCACATGCCTACACTCAGTCAACATCAATCCAATGACTTTACTAAGATGATCATACTCGGTGACCCAGGATCAGGTAAGACCGGTGGTCTCTGTTCATTAGTCGAGGCAGACTACTGGCTCGGTATCCTCGACTTTGACAATGGCCTTGATCCCTTAGTACAATACATCAGGCATAAATGTCCTGACAAAATTGGCAACGTACAATACCGCACCCTTAGAGACAGGTACAAAGCAGGGCCTGATGGTCCTGTGATTGATGGTGTAGCACATGCCTTTAGTGATAGCATGAAGATGCTAGATAGATGGAAGTTCAAGAACTCAGACGGAGAGGAAGAAGACTACGGTCACCCTGCTATGTGGGGGCCAAAGAAGATTCTTATCATGGACTCCTTAACTATGATGTCTAAGGCATGCTTCGACTGGCGAGAGCAACTAGTCTCCGGCAAGTCTGGTAAGTATGACCAACGTGCAGTCTACTACGACGCACAGAAGATCATCGAGAAGACCTTAGCTAACCTAACCTCCGAGAGTTTCGAAACCAATGTCATTGTCATCTGCCATGTTCAATATGTTGAAGACGAAGATGGAGTTCGGCGAGGCTATCCTAAGTCAGTTGGCTCAGCCTTATCTTCATGGATAGGTAGTTACTTCAACTCAATGGCTCTGTGCCAAACAACATCTTCAGGCAAGCGAGTAGTTAAAACTACCCCCACTCCATCAGTTACCCTTAAGAACCCGCGGCCATTCGAGATGATGAAAGAGTATCCCATCGAGACTGGCTTCGCTGAGTTCTTTAAAGTCCTTCGTGAACAACCAAAGGAGGTGCCAGCCAAGAAAGTGCAGCCGATTCGTAGAAGTCTGTAAACACACACAAGGAAACACACGTTATGGCAAAGAAAGCAGAAGCAACTAAATCCTTCGCATCACTCCTCGATACACCGTTCGCACAGATATCCAGGCCTAAGCCTGCGCCACATGGAACCTACCTAGCCATGGTTAAGGGCCTGCCTCGGTACGACAAGTCGACCAAGAAAGGTACTCCATTCTCTGAGTACACGATGCAACTCTTGGAATCTCAGGATGATGTTGACTCGGATGCGTTGACAGAATGGCTCACCAAGGGCAATGGAGAATCCGTTCCGCTCCATGACAAGACCATGAGACTTACCTTCTACCATACTCCAGATTCTCTCTGGCGTCTGGAGAAGTTCCTCAAGGACCTAGGCCTCGAGGCCGAAGACGACGACCAATCCATTGGCGATGTCGAACAAATGACTCCTGGTCGCCAGTGCTATGTCCACGTTAAGCACAGTCCTTCTGATGACGGCGAGACTATGTTCGCCAACATCGACAAGACTGGTCCAGTAGATTAACCCCAACATAAAGGAGGGGAGGGTTTCGGCCCTCCCCTATCATCATGAGCATCCTTCTCCTAGGTGAAGTCTGGGGCGTAGAAGAGGAGCGAGAAGGTAAAGCCTTCGTTGGTTCTACTGGCTCAGAGCTTAACAAGATGCTGAGGGAAGCAGGGATTAAACGAAGTGACTGCTTTCTTACTAACGTATTCAACATGCGTACCAAGATCGAGGCCTTATGTGGCCCACGTTCCGAGCGTATCCAAGGTGCTGGCTATGACTACCCAGCCATCGGCAAGGCCGGTTACATCCGTCAGCAATTCCGTGGGGAACTCGAGCGCCTCGCAGACGAGATCGACTTCGTTAATCCTAATGTCATCATAGCCTTAGGCAACACAGCCTCATGGGCCATGCTAGGCAAGACATCAATCTCAAAGATCCGTGGCACAGTTCAGATGTCTACCCATACCGTAACTGGATACAAAGTCCTACCAACCTACCATCCCGCTGCGATCTTTCATCAATGGTCCATGCGTCCAGTGACTGTGATGGACTTAATCAAAGGCAAACGAGAATCTCTCTTCCCTGATATCAAACTGCCCGAACGACAAATCTGGATACAGCCTACCTTGGAGGACATTCATGAATTCGATCGACGATATATCCGGGACTGCGAAAGACTTTCTGTGGATATTGAAACTTCAGGCAAAGCAATTACCTGCATTGGATTCGCACCAAGAAAAGACATTGCTATTGTCATTCCAGGAATTGTCGTACGAAGAGCAGGGAGATCTTATTGGCCATCTGTGGATGTTGAGCGTAAAGTATACGAAATTATTAAAGACATTCTCACAAGACCAGTCCCTAAGATTTTCCAGAATGGCCTCTACGACATCGCCTTTATTTACCGAGCCTGGAGAATCGGAGTGAAAGATGCTGACCATGATACTATGTTACTTCATCATGCGCTTTACCCGGAGAGCCTGAAAAGCTTAGGGTTCCTCGGAAGTGTTTACACTAATGAAGGTGCATGGAAAGGAATGAGGGAGAAGATAGCTACGATTAAGAAGGAGGATTGAGATGTTAGAATGGGTAGATACAGGAAAGATAAATGATTACACAGACATGCCTAACAAACAAGCTTGGTATAAAGGAGTTCGATTGATCGTCTATCGGCGTAAATATGACTGGGCCTTTACTACCATAATTGAAGTAACCAATGGCAATTGTATAGAGGAAGCATCCAGAAATTCTCCACTTTACTCAGAGGAAGAAGCTATGATGGCCTCTACACTAGCAGCGGATGATCTGTTAGTTAGACTTGGTAGTAGAGTAGTCATCAAACCCAGACCACCGAAGAAGCCACCAATACCAGATAGTGTTCTAGAAGACTTGGGGATAAGTCGTAAGGATATGGGATATGAAGATCATCCAGACTGACAAGATCACCCCAGCTCAACTCAAAGGCATTGAGAAAGACTGGGTTTACAATGGCCTCGACTGTTGCGTCACCTATGAGGTTCTTGAAGCCTTACTCCCTCTTATAAACGACTACACTCAACGAACCTATGATTTCTCCCGAGCCTTACAAGGACCGGTCCTAGAAATGCGCTTGCGTGGAGTTAAGATTGACGAGTGGCGCCGAACAGATGTTCGCGAAGAATACTTCAATCGACTCGAAGCTGCCGAGAATCGGCTCGAACGTATAGTCCGTGAAGGCTGTAACTTCGTTGGCTTCAACTGGCGCAGTCCAAACGATCTATGCAGACTCTTCTACGATATCTTCCGCATCCCTGTTGGGAAGCACAGAACTAAAACTGGAGCACCTTCGGTCAATCGTGATGCCTTAGAGAAGATGGAAACTTATTCCATAGCTCGAACTATCATCGAGTACATGACCTACATGCGAGACATAAAGAAACGACTCGAGGTTATTAAAACCGCCATCGACACCGATGGCCGAATGAGAACTTCCTACAATATAGCAGGCACCACAACCGGTCGATTCTCTTCCTCATTCTCTGAGTTCGGAACAGGAGGTAACCTACAGAATATCGAAGAGGGTTTACGAAGCATGTTCATCGCCGATTCTGGCATGAAGCTTGGCAACTTTGATGCAGAACAAGGAGAGTCACGTGTCGTCGGAGCAATCGAATGGAACCTATTCAAACGAGGCAATTATCTCGATGCCTGTGAGTCAGGCGACCTCCACACAACTGTCGCCAGAATATGCTGGCCTGAACTTCATTGGACTGGTGACCTGGACAACGACAGGGAGCTCGCCGAAGAACAGTATTATAGACATTACTCTCGACGCTTCATGTGCAAGAAACTTGGGCATGGCTCTAATTACGGAGGCAGACCACAAACACTTGCCACTCAAACTAAGACTGATCTTCAGATAATCGTTGAGTTCCAGTCTAAATACTTCAAGGCCTTCCCTGCTCATCAAACATGGCATGCGTGGGTTGAGGAACAGATCAGGGCGCATGGAAAACTAATCTCTCTAACAGGCCGAGAGAGACACTTCTTTGGACGCAGAGATGCTGATGATGTAATCCGCGAAGCTATCGCTTACGATCCTCAAGGGTCTCTTTCAGACATAGTTAATCAAGGAATGCTTAACGTCTATCGAGCCGACGACTGCCAACTACTATTACAGAACCACGACTCAATCCTTGTACAAT